TAGCATCGCGGGCGAGCTCGACGGGCACCATGCCGTTGACGCCGTCATCCGAGAGCCACCGCAGGTGCATGATCGCGTCCTGCGAGTAGATCGTCTCGGTGCCGCGATCCTCGCGGTAGCGGTAACGGAGCCTGCCGTTCTCGATCCGCTCGACCTGCATCCGGCTCGGGTGCAGCACGATCAACTGCGTGGCAGGACCGGCACCGGCGATCTCGACGAACGCCTGCCCGTGCGTGAGCAGGTGGAGCATGATCTGCTCTCGCCACTCGTAGCTCGTCTGCCAGCCGTTCGGACGCTCGTGGAGGATGCGGTACAGCGGCACCTCGCGGGCGATTTCCTTGCCGCCGTTGGGCAACCGCCGGTAGAGATGCAACGGGAGCCCTGCCACGCTGGACGAGAGCACGCGGACGCACGCAAGAACGACGGTCGAGCGGAGCGCCGTCTCGGGGTCAATCCGCACGCCTGACGGATTGCGGTTGCCGCCGTAGCCGCCCGACTCGTAGTCCCAGTTGCGAGACTCGTGCTCGGAGGTCGGAAGCCAGAGGATGCGGTCGGATGGTGCGATCATAGGAAGAGGATTGAGGGTTCGGTTGCCGGTCCTTTGATGGTCTGCGAGGCATGGACGCCAAGGGCCATCACTAGCGCGACGATGCCGTCGATTCTCTCGTTGCTCTTCGCCTTAGACGGCTTGATGTTGCCGTTGTGGTCGTGCTGCACCGCTACGTTTCCAGCCTGCCACGCGAGCACCGGGTGCCCGCCATGCAGGAGCTTGCCCGACACGACGAGCGACTCCAGCACCTTTGCCGGACCGCTCATCGAGCCGTAGCCCTGCCCATACCCTACGACGTTTACCCCGTCCCCTTGCAGTTGATTCGCCAACTGGGTCGCGTTCCACCGGTCGATCCCGATCTCGCGGATGGCGTATCGGGAGGCGATTTCGTTGATGTCCGAACGCACTTTGTCGAAGTCGGTCACGTTGCCGGGCGTCAGGTGCATGTGTCCCTGCTTGGCCCACACGTCGTAGGCAACCTTGTCACGCCGCACCCGGTCCCGCATGTTTTCCTCGGGAATCCAAAAGTGCGGCTCGACCCAAAACGTCCCATCCTCCAGCGGGAACAGCAAAACGAGCGATGTCGTGTCGTAGGTCGTCGCCAGATCGAGACCGCCCCAGCACTCCCGGCCGAGAAGCGAAGTCGGGCAGGGCGGGTTGCCCTGCGCCCAGTGATCCATCCGCAGCCACCTAGTGTCTTGCTCGGTCCACTGGTTCAAGTGCAGTTGCCGGAAGGTGTTTTCGTATGACGGCATCTCGACCGCCCTGGCGCACTCGCTGCGCAGGTAGTCGAGCTTCACGCTCACGCCGAGGTTCGGGTTCGCCTTCCTCCACGTCGCTTCGTTCCGCCAATCGTCATCGACCGCAGCGGCATATATCGCCGGGAGGAACGATTCGTCCTTGACGGCACCGCTTGAGACGGCTTCGGCGTACTTCCAGATTTCCCAGCACACACTCCTGCGGTCGTAGCCCGCTGTCGTTATGTAGACGAGCATCGGCTGGCGACGGGCACCCATCGAAGTCTGCATCACGTCCACGAGCTCGCGAGTGGGCTGGGCGTGCAACTCGTCGAAGATCACGCCGTGAGCGTTGAGCCCGTGCTTCGTAAACGCCTCGGCCGAGAGCGCCTTGTAGAACGAGTGCGTTTCCTCTCTGACGATCGAGTTGCGGTAGACCTTGAGGCGAGACCGCAGCGACGGACTCTGCTCGACGCACACCTTTGCCATCTCGAATACGAGCCGAGCCTGGTCGCGATCGGCGGCACACGAGTACACTTCGGCACCAGGCTCGTTCTCCAAGAGCAGCTTCAGCGCGATGCCAGCACACAGCGAACTCTTCCCGTTTTTGCGGGGAATCGCTAGCAGGCTTGTTCGCACCTTGCGAACACCGTCGCGAGCCTCGAACAAGCGTCGCACGTATTCCTGCTGCCACCGCTCCAGCACGAACGGTTTGCCGCCGAGCTCACCCTTCGCGTGCGTGAGGTACTTGTGAAAGAACCGCACGGCCAAGCATGACGGGCACGTCCTGCACGGCTTGTCAACCGAACATGAGGCGGTCTTCGTCGTCTTCCTTCGGGGCATTTTCCACCGCCGAGACGCGGGCCAGAGCGGAAGCCGTGAGCCCGAACTCTGACGCGAACTTGAGCATCTGATTGCGGGCGTCGCGCTTCCGCAGCCAAGCCGGGTGATTACTCACCCTACCTTTCTCGTCCACGATGGTCGTGCCGCCTTCCTTGAGTTCGGCGTCGGCCTGCACCATGTCGGCGAACGAGTCGCAGTAGCAGGCTAGGGTCTGCTGGTGCCTCGGGCTCATAACCTTGCTGGCCTCCAGCATCGGCAAGATTCGCTCCCACTCTTCGCGGGCGATGTCGCAGAGCCAGCCGGGGGCAGGAGGAACTCCAGGCGGCGCGTCGATGCCGCTCTTGTGCGGCCCTCGCACGCGAGACCCACGCATTTGCAGTATCGGCTTCGGCGTTGGCTTGCGGCCTTTTGCCACGACAAACCTCGAACTTCCAATTTCGGCCACGCGTCCCCCCATAGGAACAGCGGGTTTTCCTCACCGATCCATTTTTAAGGCGACATATGCCCCGGTACTAGGCAGCCCCAGCAATCGCACTGCCTCCATGATAGGCAACTGTCCGTCCCACTTCGCGCCCTTCTTCGTGTTGCATCCCCAGCAGCAACATCGGACGTTGTGCCACTCATGGCCGCACACCCTGGCACTCAGCGGGTAGGGGTAGTGATCTATTGTCGGAGATCGCGGGTGCGGCTTTTCTTCGACCAAAGAAAAACGCTTGAGCGTGCGTCGCTTGCAAACATGGCACCTATATCCATCTCGCTCGAACACCAACTCAGGCTTGACCTTCGGGTCGTACGGGACTCCGTAACGCCTGCATCTCTTCCTGTGCTCGCTTTTGCTGCATCGCCTGCCGACTGGCGTCTTCCTCCACGCCTTTGTTTTGCATTTCCTGCACAAAGCAGATCGCCGCCTTTTCTTTGCGTCCCTGCCTGCAAGCCTGACGAGCACGATCGCGCCACAGCAAGAACACGATTTTGTAAAGGCAACGCTCTTGCTGCACTGGGCGGAACAGGCAGGGCTGTCGCTTCGCTTGTCGCCGACAAACGGCCTCGCGCAAACAATGCACACTTTTGGTTGATTGTTAGTGCGAGCGCGGCAAAGAGAAGACGCATGCTGTTGCGCCCTTATTGCGCTTTGAGCGTCACTCAGGAACGCAGCGAGATCAGAGATGAGCCGACGACGCCTTGTAAACTCAGACTCATTCCTCCTGCGTTGCCTTCGATGCTGGCATGACCGGCACGCCGTCGAGCGGATTCCATGCGGATAAGAGACCGTGTAGGTCATGCCACAGTCACAGCATGAACGGATGCACTCTCTAGGTGCGGGCGGTATCCGGCCCTGCTTGCGGGCCTTGGCCCTTTGCTGATTGCAGCACTCAGGGCACGACAGCATGTCGAGCCCCTTGCCGTGAGTCACCCAAGCTGAGCCGCAACGCCTGCACGCCATTCGCCACCTCCTTGTGGGCGGCACTAGTGTACTAAGTACACCTAGTTTTCCTGTCGGACTCCGAGGCCGTCTTCGTGTTGTGACAGGCGTGACACAGGCACTGCCCGCCATCCACGTCATACCGACTGCGTCCATCCTCGCAGTGGTCAGTGCCATGCACGACCGGGCTCACATGGTCCGCGTGTGCCTCGCCCTTGTCGGCACACACACGACCGCACCGGCGACACGTCCACGCGTCACGAAGGAGCACAGCCAGCCGCCACGCCCGGTGCCGCTCGTCGCAGTAGCCACGCTGGTACGCGTTGGGTCGATCCTCTGGCCTGCGTGGCGTGCGGAGCCGAGGAGGGCGGCACGTCGGTATCCGCTGCGGCATGACTTCACGCTACCACGCGCCCCCGTAACTCTTGCAGTTCGGCGTCCATCATGCCTGCCACGAGCCCGCCGAAAGTCACCCTCGGCACCCATCCGAGTTGCCTGCGTGCCTTGCTCGCGTCGCCCTGGAGCAGGTCCACCTCAGCCGGTCGGTAGTAGCGCGGGTCGATCTCGACGTGGTCGCGGTAGTCCAGCCCAACATGGGCAAACGCCCGCTCGCAGAACTCCCGCACGCTGTGCGTCTCGCCCGTGGCGATGACGTAGTCGTCGGGCTCGTCCTCTTGGAGCATGAGCCACATCGCCTCGACGTAGTCGGCGGCGTGTCCCCAGTCTCGCCGGGCGTCGAGGTTGCCGAGGTACAGCGTCTCGGGGATGCCGCTGGCGATCCTCGCCGCTGCCCGTGTGATCTTGCGGGTCACGAACGTCTCGCCCCGTCTCGGGCTCTCGTGGTTGAACAGGATGCCGCACGAGGCGTGCATCCCGTAGCTCTCGCGGTAGTTGACCGTTATCCAGTGAGCGTAGACCTTCGCCACGCCGTACGGCGACCGTGGGCGAAACGGCGTCGTTTCCCGCTGCGGTGTCTCGGCGACCTGCCCGTACATCTCGGAGGAAGACGCTTGGTAGACCCGGCATCCAGGCACGACACGGGCTGCTTCGAGGACGTTGAGCGCTCCGATGCCGACCGCTTCCGCCGTGTACGCGGGCTGGTCGAACGACACCCGCACGTGACTCTGTGCAGCGAGGTTGTACAGTTCGTCGGGCTCGATCTCGGCGACGAGCCGTGCCATCGCACCGCCGTCGGTCACGTCGCCGTAGTGCAGGTTGAGCCGATCGAAGATGTGCTCGATCCGCTGCGTGCTGAACGTGCTCGACCGTCGCACGATGCCGTGAACGATATAGCCCTTCGCGAGCAGGAGCTCAGCGAGATAGGAGCCGTCCTGCCCGGTGATGCCGGTGATCAGAGCGACACGCATTGCTCCCTCCACCACGAGACCGTCTCGGCGATGCCGTTCTCCAGGCTGACCTTCGGCGTCCACCCGAGGATCTCTCGGGCTCGCGTGGCATCGACCGCACGCCTCGGCTGCCCGTCTGGCTTCGAGGAGTCCCAGCGAATCGTGCCCATGTAGCCGCACTCGCCCGCGATCATCTCGGCGAGCTTCCTCATCTGCACTTCGCCGCCGCCGCCCAGGTTGATCGGGTCGGGCGTCGCCACCGTCTCCGCTGCTCGCACGATGCCTTCGGCAGCGTCCGCCACGTGGAGGAACTCTCGGCTCGCACAGCCCGTTCCCCAGAGCGTGACGGGATCGGTTCGGCAGAATCGGCGGATCATTGCCGGGATGACGTGCGACGATGCCGGGTCGAAGTTGTCGTGCGGCCCGTACAGGTTCGTCGGAATCACTACAGCGCCCGGCAAGGAATATTGCTTGTGGTATTGCTTGAGGAGTTCGTACACCGCTCGCTTCGCCACGCCGTATCCGGCGTTCGTTGGTTCGGGATAGCCGTTCCAGAGGTCGCTCTCGACGAACGGCACTGGCGGATCGAGTGGATAACTGCACACCGTCCCGACGACGACGACCTTCTCGACCTCGAACCGTCGGCACTGCTCGATCACGTGCAGCCCCATCGCGAGATTGGCGTAGGTAAACCTTCCCGGCGTCGCCATATTCGCCCCGATGCCGCCGACTTCGGCCGCGAGGTGCAGCACGACTTCGGGCCGGTGGTCGTCAAACAGGTCGATCGTGTCCTCCTCGCTGGTCAGGTCGCACGCGACCCTGCGAGGCACGATCACGTGGCGGCATCCGCGACCGTGCAACACGCGACAGACCGCCTTGCCGAGAAACCCGGCACCGCCCGTGACGAGGATTCGCTTGGTTGATATGTCCATGCCCGCATGGTGCGGCACGTGTCAACTCAGCCGTCCTCGTTCCGGCTGGCGAAGTACCCACGCACCCACTCGACGAGCGTCTCGGGTGCCGAGTCCGTCCAGCGGAGCAGCCCGTGCTCGTCCACCTCGACGTGGGTCGCCGGGTCATATCCGCCGTTCACGACAGGGAACCAGCGGGAGTGATACTGCCGATCGGCGAGGCTTCCGTGGTGCAGGTGCATCGCGTCACCGGGCAGGCACGCGATCTCGCCTTTCACCTTCGCGTACGCCACCTCGCTCCACTCGCGGAAATGCCGTGCCATCGGCTCGTTCATGATCCGCAGGCAGCGTTTCACTTGGTGGTTCGTCCATCCCTCGACCATCATCGAGTCGCCGCTGCCTACGATGTGCCGATCGTAGAGCGGCCAGATGTCGCGTCGTGCCGCCCACGCACCGCCAGGACAGCAGTTCTGTTCGCTCAGGTATCGCTCGCAGCGATGTCCGACGCAGAGCTTCTTGCTCTCGATCTGCCCGTCAGGCCCGGCGCAGTGCCACTCGTTCCAGCACTGCACCACGGGCCACTCTTCGAGCGTGCGGCACAGTCGCTCGGGCCACTGGTGGTCGAGGAAGATCATGTCGGCGTCGATCCATGCCACCTTGTCGAAGCGGTCGGGCAGGCGTTCGACTGCAAGATTGATGAGCCGCTCTTTCTGCCACAGGACGTTCCGGTCGCCGCCTCGGACCTTGATCCACGCGTCGTCGCACGTGTAGTCCTGCCCTTCGTAGGCGAGCTCGACGTTGAACGTCGGCACGCCCCACCACTTCATCTCGTGGAGGAACCGTAGGTAGTTCCTCCGCAGCGACTTCCACCCAGCCGGGTTCCAATACACGCAGACGACGGCGAGCTCGCCGGGCAGCGGCACCCGCTCGCGTCGCTCGCGTTGCGGCTCTTCGCGACGCAGGACCGACGACAGGACGACCATTCACTCGCCCGCCGCGATGACGCCCTGCTCGACGCCGACCTTCGCGACGTAGTTCATCAACGCCGCAACCGCCGCCGCGAGGTCAGCGTCGGCCTCCGCTCCCGCGAGCAGGTCGCGAACGTGGAGCCGGATCGGCTCGGCTGGTGCCTCTTCGACGCCGGTCTCGGTGGTACGGAAGCGCACCAGCGTCACGCGGGCTTCGGCGTCGCCGCCTGTCACGCTTGACACTACGATCTCGCGGACCCACAGGCGATCGTACGTGGCTGCGTAAGACAGCGGCTCGGCAGCGTACAGCGTTGGGATGTCAGCCATTGATCCTCTCCTCTAGTGCGGCGATGCGTGCTTCCAGTTGCTGGATGTACCGCAGCATCGGCGTGATGAGTTTGCTGTACGTGACGCCACGCAGTTGCGCCTCGCCGTCTACCATGTCGTAGAAACACA